TATCAACGGGAGGTAGTTATAGCAGTCCTGGATAGCATCCAGAGCAACCGCGGCCTCACCCTGTCAGTGGAGATCGCCAGGCAGGGAGGCAAGAACGAGCTCTCAGCTCATCTTGAGGTTATTCTCCTGACGCTTTTCATGGAGACGGGAGGCAGCCTGGTTAAGTGCTCACCGACCTTCAAGCCCCAGACCGTTATATCTATCGCCAGGCTCAAAGAGAGGCTTGACGAGTTCGGCTACGACCGCATTTATCGCACGGAGATGGGGTACATCATCTGTCTGGGAGCCGCCAGGGCTGTATTCCTCTCCGCCGAAGAACACGCCTCGGTCGTCGGCCACACCGCTGACATCCTCCTCGAAATCGACGAGTCACAGGACGTCAGCAAGGAGAAGTACACCAAGGAGTTCCGCCCCATGGGCTCACCCACCAACGTCACCACCGTCCACTACGGTACTACCTGGGACGATACCACGCTGCTCGAGGAAGTAAAGCTCAGCAACCTTGAGCTCGAGCGAAAGGACGGCATCAAGCGTCACTTTCGCTACGATTGGCATGAGGTAGCCAGGTACAACCCCGACTATCAGCGATACGTAGAAGGGGAGAGAGCCAGGCTCGGCCAGGATCATCCCCTGTTCCGCACCCAGTATCTTCTCCTGCCTATCAAAGGCGGAGGAGGGTTCTTGACACGCCAGCAGATTGCAGGCATGCAGGGCATGCACCACAGACTCGAAGGCCCCGCCGATGGAAAAGCTTATATCGCCGGCATCGACCTCGCGGGGGAGAGGGAGGAGACGAAGGAGGAAGCCCTCACCGCCGCTCGCCAGAAGTTGGACTCCACAGTGATCACCATCGCAGAGATTGATACGATTCAGCTCGCCACCTCCAGTCTGATCGAACCGCTACTCAAGGTTGTCGAGCACTACCAGTGGACCGGCACGCCACACAGCCAGCTCTACCCTCTCATAGTAGAGACCCTCAGGAAGTGGAAATGCCAGAAGGTACTGGTCGATGCCACCGGAATCGGACAGCCGGTTGCCAGCTTCCTCCGGAAAGAGCTTGGCAGCAGGATCGTCCCCTTCACCTTCACCCAGAAAACCAAGAGCGATATGGGATTCGAGCTGCTTTCCCTCGTCAACAGCGGCCGCCTCCGACTCTACTATCAAGACGGCTCAAATGAGTACCGAGAGTCGCTAACGCAGCTCGAAAAAGCCCGTTCACAATACCGACCCAACCAGACCATGAATTTCTACGTCGACCCTTCGGAGGGACACGACGACTTCCTCATGAGCCTGGCCCTGGTAGCCGAGGCCGCCCGAGACTTCAGCCCCAGGGCAGCCAAAGGAGGCCTCAGAGATGAATGAATTCAATCCATCCCAGCTAAACCGCATGGATACCGCCCGCCTGGCAGCCTATAAGACCAACCTCGATTTCTACAACGGCAGCCAGTGGCAGCAGACATCACGCAACCGTCAGCTCGTGTTCAATTACGCCAAGGTCACCATCGACAAGGTCACCAGCTTCCTCACCCAGGGACTGGGCTTTGCCTGCTACCCGGCCCAGGACACCCCCGCGCTCCAGGCCCGGGTCCGCACGGCAGAGCAGCTACTCCGCCAGACCTACGACCAGAACAATGTCCACCAGCTCGACTACGAGACCGAGATCGACGCAGCTATCTTGGGAGACGCCTGCTATAAGGTGATATGGGACACCGAGGACAAGCGGGTCCGTATCACCGCACCCGACGTGTCCGGGATCTTCGCCTGGTGGCTGGGAGACGACTCCAGCCGGGTGTGGAGAGTGGCGTCCAGGTACACGCTCACCCAGGACGAGATCTCGATCCTCTACGGTCAGAGCATTGCCAACAAGCAGGCCACCATGGCCGAGCTCTGGACCGCTAAGGATTTCTCCCTTTACCTGGACGACGCCCTCATAGAGTCCAAGCCCAACCCCTACGGATTTATCCCCTTTATCATCTTCCCCAACATCAAGAAGCCCAAGCAGTTCTGGGGAGAGTCCGATATCCCCATCCTGGTCCAGCCGCAGAGGGAGCTCAACAGAGCCCTCTCTCAGCTCTCCCGGATACTGGAGCTGTCAGGCAACCCCATCGCCGTCCTGGAGAACGTGGCCTCCGCGGAGGACATCAAGGTCCAGCCCGGAGCCCTCTGGACGATCCCCGAGGACGCCAAGGCTTATTTGCTCGACTTGCTCCAGGGAGGCGGAGTCAGACTCCACATAGACTACATCGACACCCTGTACCGCTCCCTGCACGATGTCTCAGAAATGCCCCGGGCAGCCTGGGGAGGCGGCGAAAGAGATCTCTCCGGGACGGCCCTCAGAATAGAGCTCAGCTCCCTTATCCAGAAGGTGCTACGAAAGCGCACCATCCGCAGCAACGCCTATCACGAGCGAAACGACATGATCCTGAAGCTCGCCGAGAAGTACATGGGCCAGAACTTCGAAGGAGTCATCCACAGAGTCCTTTGGGGACCGGTCCTGCCCGAGGACTACAACGCCCAGGCCCAGACCGAACAGGTCCTGGTCCAGACGGGAGTACACAGCAGAAGGACCGCCATGGACGAAATCGGGATCCAGGACCCCGACGAGGAGTTCGGCCGCTGGCTGGAGGAGAGGAGGAAGATCCTGGAAATGAATCAGCAGTTCAGGGCACAGTCCACACGTGGCGGAGCGAGAGAGAGAGCAATCGCCTCAGAAATGGAAGTGCCCGAATGATAAGGAGGAACATGCCCGAAGAAGCAAACAAGGAAGAACCCCAGAAACCACAGAACAATCCCGCAGGAGCCCCGGAATCCAACGGCGCATCGACCGCCGAGGACCTGGCCGCCATCAAGGCCGAGCTGGAGGAAGAAAGGAAAGCCAGAGCCGCCATTGAGGCAGCCCTGGCCGGCAAGGACACCATGATCGCCGACCTCCAGGCCAAGCTGACGGGCGCCAACCACGCCAGTGAAGCCGCGGCCGCGGAGCTCACCGCCCTCAAGGACGCCCACTCGAAAGCCGTCGCCAAGTACCTAGGCGCCGTCAAGCTCGCCAACCCGACCATCCCGGGGGACGTCATCACCGGCACCACCATCGAGGAAATAGACAGCTCCATCCAGAAGGCCACGGTCATTGCCAGCGCCGTCAAGGCCAACCTCGAGGCCCAGGCCAAAGAGGCCAGGGTCCCGGCCGGAGCTCCCCCCAGGACGGAGATCTCCCTCGAGGGACTTTCCCCCAGGGAGAAGATCGTCGCTGGAATACACCAAAAAGGAGGAACTAGCTAACCATGTCGATACTATTAGCAGAAGCATCTAAGCTCGCAACTGATATCCTCTTGAAGGGTATCATCGAGACCATCGTCAAGGACAGCCCCATCCTGCAGAAGCTGCCCTTCATTCAGATTGTCGGTAACAGTCTGAAATACAATAGGGAGAAAACCCTACCTACCGCCGCCTGGTATGCGCCCGTTACCGGAACCTGGGTCGCCAGCCCGCCCACGTTCGAGCAGTGCACGGCCGCCCTATCCGTCCTGGGAGTGGACGCCGACGTCGACAACTTCCTGAAGTCCACCAGGAGCAACGTTCAGGACCTGGAGGCAGCCTGCATAGAGCTGGCCGCTAAGGCCGTGAGGAACGAGTTCGAGAACGTCTTTCTTAACGGCACAGGCACAAGCGAGCAGCCCACCGGCCTACACCTCACCATGAAGGGCACCGCCTGGGTGGCCGACACCGTAACCGCCATCGGAGCTGTCGTCGTCCCCACCGCCGGCAAGGAGAACGGCTGGCGCTACGAGTGTACCGCCCGGGACACCGACTACAAGACCCATGCCACCACCGAGCCCGTCTGGCCCATCCTGGACGGCGCCACCATCGTGGACGACGCGGTCACCTGGACGTGCGTTTTCGGCAGCCACATTGGCATGGCCGTCAACGGCGCTACCCTCTCCCTGGATAAGATCGATGCGCTGGTTGACCTGGTCCGGGGCGCCAAGCCCGACATACTCCTGATGAGCCGCCGGTCCAGAAGGAAGATCGTCGGCCTGTGCCGGGCCGCTGGCCAGAACCTCCTCATCGGAGAAGGCCGGGCCGGCGAGATGGTCGAGTATTACAACGGCATAGCCGTCGGCCTCTCCGACTGGGTCAAGGATAACTACACCGTAGGGTCCTCCACCGACTGCTCCGCCATCTTCGCTTTCCAAATGGGAGAGGGCGCAGTCTGCGGACTCACCAGCCCGGAGATGCTGCAGATCGAGCGTCTTGGCTCCCTGGAGACCAAGGACGCTTCACGTA